GAAGTCACATTTAATGACCAATCTTTTGAAGTATCTGCAACTGTAAATACTGCATCACCGCCAGAGATACCAGCAGATGCAGCCACACTTATATTAGAACCTTCCCAAGTATTTATAGTAGACCCATATTTTTCTGTAACTACGCTGCGAGTTATAGTTTGGGTAGTGTTTTCAGTTCTATTACTTGAACCAGTAGTCCACGTTGGCACTCCGTTTGCGTAACAAGGTGCAACTAAAAACAAACCTAGTAAGAATAGTTTCTTCATTTGATACCTACATTAGTGTCTTTATTATCTACTATTTTAGCAGCGTTATTAGGTTTCTTTTTGTTTACGCTGATACCATAGCTGCCTAAGACCCCAGAGGTCAGACCTGCTAAAAAAGCTCCGTCATTCCTGATCTTATCCATGTATCCAAGAGTCATCATTGCAAGCGACCAGCAAAGAATCATAAATCGGACAGCGTGACCAAACAGTTCACCCCAATCCGTACCTTCTTTTTCCTCTTGTTCTTCCATAGAAGTGCAGACTCTTGTTTAATACTAACAATGTAGCTATGTTTGGAAAGTAACACAAGATTATTATGCTCAAACTCTTAAAACCAATACTACTCAAATTCTTTACTACAACTGCTGTAAAGAGATTAGTAGTCGATCTTCTTCGTGCAATCTGTAAACAAACTACCAACACGTTAGATGACAGGGCTGTTGATATGTTGGAGCAACAGTTGTTTCCTAAGATGAACTAATGAAACATAAAGAATTTTTTAAAGTACTTATTGGGAATCCACCGCCAGAAGTAGAGTTTGAGATTGAAATTAAACAACGTGAAACAGATCAATTACCTGATGAAGCTGTAAGAGCATACTGTTTAGACCTAGTTAAGTACACCAGACTACAAGATATGCTGCTTTCTGCTGCAATAATGCGTATATCAGAGATAGAAACCAAGCTATATCGCTATGAAAAAGGTATGAGACTATACAAGAAAGTTAGAAAACTAGGATTCTTTGGTAAAATAAAGTATCTTCTATCTGGCAAGACAGATCAGAAGTGATTATATTATTTAAAAAACAAGACTAATCATGGATAAAAGTTTAAAAATAATGAAAACTTTGCACTATGAGTTAGCTAAAGAGCTGCTAGATAAAGTAAAAAGTGGTGATGCAAAGGCAGGTGATCTCAACGTAGCAAGACAGTTTCTAAAAGATAATGGAGTTGAATGTATTCCTGTAGCAGATAACCCTATGGCAGAACTAATGAAAGGTTTACCAGACCTAGATGCTGTACCTTTAGCTGAACTATGAATTGTTGGCATTGTAAATCAGAATTAATTTGGGGTGGCGATCACGATGCTGAAGAAGACACGCAGTATTCTATGGTCACAAATTTATCTTGTCCTAAATGTTTTTCTTATGTAGAAGTTTATCTTCCTAAAGATGGAGCCATTACCTAAAAAATTACAAGACTTTAGATATTTTTTAATTGTTACTTGGAGACATTTAAATCTTCCAGACCCTACACCTGTTCAGTTAGATATTGCTGAATATCTACAATATGGTGCAAGACGTAAAATCATACAAGGATTTCGTGGTGTAGGTAAGAGTTGGATTACATCTACCTATGTAGTGTGGAGACTTCGTATGGACCCACAATTAAAGTTCTTAGTTGTATCTGCCAGTAAAGACCGAGCTGATAATTTTACTACATTTACTATGCGTCTTATAAACGAAATGCCAATCCTTGCTGGATTGATACCTCGTGACGATCAGAGAAACAGTAAGGTCAGCTTTGATGTAAAACCTGCACAAGCCGATCATGCTCCTTCATGCTCTTCTAGGGGTGTTTTAGGGCAAATGTCAGGAGCTAGAGCTGACGAAGTAATTGCAGATGACGTAGAGGTTCCTAATAATTCCTACACACAGCCAATGAGAGACAAACTTAGTGAAGCTGTAAAAGAATTTGAAGCGATATTAAAGCCTAACGGTAAGATTACTTTTCTTGGTACACCACAAGTAGAAAATTCTGTATATCTTACCCTAGAAGAAAGAGGATATGAAACAAGAATATGGACAGCTCGTTATCCAAACTTAAAAAACAACTATGGAGATAGACTTGCTCCTAAAATTCTTAAACAACTCGTAGATGGCCTTGTAAAGCCGAAAGACCCTGTAGACCCACAAAGGTTTTCTGCTGAAGATTTGATGGAACGTGAAGCTTCTTATGGTCGTTCTGGCTTCAATCTACAGTTTCAACTAGACACAACTCTTTCAGACCAAGATAGATACCCATTAAAGATAAATGACCTCGTAATAATGCCAGTTAATAAAGAATATGCTCCTGAAAAAGTTATTTGGTCTAACTCTCCCGAATATGTTATCACCGATCTTCAATGTGTAGGGTTTAATGGTGATAGATTTTATCGACCTGCACAACAATTTGGTGACTTCATAGAATATACAGGGTCAGTAATGTTTGTAGACCCTTCAGGTACAGGTAAAGACCAGACAGCTATAAGCTGTGTAAAAATGTTGAACGGTAATTTATACGTTACAGAGTGTTTAGGACTCTCTGGGGGGTATTCAGATAGGGTTCTTGAGAAGATAGCCAAGGTTGCTAGAGATAATAAGATCAATAAAATACTTGTTGAACAAAACTTTGGCGGTGGTATGTTCTCTCAACTCCTTAAACCCTTCCTTATGAGGTTTCACCCATGCCAATTAGAAGATGTTAGAAACAATAAGACTAAAGAACTACGAATAATAGACACCCTAGAACCTGTTATGAACTCTCACAGGCTAATAATTGACCAAAAAGTAATAGAAAAAGACTTCCGTTCTAACCCTGAAGAAACTCCTGAACGTAGATTAAAGCTTCAACTGATCTACCAACTGTCTCGTATCTCTCGGCATAGAGGTTCTCTAGTACATGATGACCTCGCTGACTCCCTCGCAGGTGCAGTTGGTTATTGGACAGAATACATGGCTCAAACTGAAGATGAAAATATCGCTAAACGTAAAGATGAATTACTTGCCATACATACAGATAATTGGAATGATCTCATAAATAACACCATATCTCAAACTGCTATGGGTATGACACCTCAACAAATTAGAAATACCAACGTTTCTAATGATGGTTTTATAGATAAACGCTATTAATGGACACTATAGGAGAAAGCACTTCTCCTTACACTAAGAATACCCTTTAAGAATCCACTAAAGTTTCCGTATGGTGTCTATTCTTTGGCAGATTGCTAGAGGGTATCT